ACGGCATTTTACTTAAACCCTGCTGAATAAAGATCAGCGCTAGTGGGATACGCAGCAGAATATGGCTTAGGCTAAAATCTGGTAATAGATTCCAATAGTTTCTTATATTAACTAACATTTAATATTTTCCTGACGCAAGTACAATCTTGCAAATGTGTTCTAATCGTTCGATGTGTTCATACGCTCGCCATGGACTTGTATCCACCGCAACAACACCGTGACCCTTGATACCTATAATATCAAAACCAATATTACCATCTTTATCAAGTTGAAAACTTTCAAAACATTCATCAGCAAGTTGTTGACTAATTGGTGGTACATCACCAACATTTTTACCAACTCGGGTGTAACGGTTCAACTCTGGAAACGCATCGCTAATTGTGCTTAGGTCAATACCAGCATGCATAGCGGCGATACAATATGTAGGATGTACATGCACTACTACTCGCACATCATTGCTGTGCTGTCCCATATTCTTCTGTAGACCAAAATGTAGAGGAATCTCACCAGATGGTTTTAGATTTGAACTGATGTCAGTGTAAGATTCTTCACGCCACATTAGACCACTTACAATCTCAATCTTCTTGAACTGATCGGGTTGTAGAGTCTGCTTGCGAACACCCGAAGGAGTAATGTAAAAGTGATCACGGTCGTGGTGACGAATACTTACATTACCATCACGACTGGTGATCCAATTACGCTCATAGGCGTCTACCATTACTTCACAAATAGTTTCTAACATATTATTTTAAAGCAATTGCGCCGACGAACATATAGTTGCGCCAGAATGGTTGTATTTCTCGGAAACCTGCTGTGTGTAACATGTTCTCAATCTCACTCCATGTATTAGGTTTCATCATGGGGCGTAGTGTACGCTCTTTGTCCATGATATCTTCTGTGGTGAAAGACTTACGCTTGTAGTCATAGTAGTTGAAAGTAAGCATATCCTGATGACGGGCATTTTCGCAAATGGTTTTCTCAGAGAAGATGTATGCACCACCTTCGTTCAAACTATCGTAAATACGATGAACCATTCCCTGCCTGTCTTGTTGTCGCATAAACTGTAAAGTAAAGATAGATGTAACCAAAGAAGCATTTTCTAGCACGACTTCTCGTACATCATCTTTAATGAACTCAACATTAGACCAAGGGAACTTATCATTCAATGAAGTGCTACGGTTATCCATATCTTTATAGAACCCCTCGGCAATCTCGATTCCAATGTAGGTTGCATTCTTGCAAAAGTCCATGTTAGATTCCAACATGCGTTCAGTCAACTTACCAGTAGAACACCCAATGTCGTAAACATTAGTATTGTCTTCTACAAAGTATCTAGACAAAGATATAACATCTTCTAGTAGGTTGCTATATCCTCGGATAGAGTTTTCAATGTGTTCATCGAAACCTTCTTCACGGTGTGCAAATGTAAAATCAGCCATTATGTAATTCCTTATATGGGTTTAATACTCTTTCGTAGACAGAACTCGCTACTGATTTCATCATTAACGGAGGAACCATGCGCCCAATGCGCTCTGCCTTTTGATTCCATGTACCAGTTAATTTATAGTCATCTGGTAATGACATAATACGCTTCAACTCACCAAGAGTTAGTTTCCTAGGTTCGTTCCAGTGGAATGCTCCGGCAGTACCGTCACCACTACCAAGAGCGGTTAGTGTTGGTGCTGGTGCGTATTGCGAAACTCGCTTTAGGTTAAAGTGATGCCCCTTTGGATGATAATCCATTCCGCTCAATACCTTTGGTGGGTCCAAGGGCATTAGAGAACCAGTCTGTTTCCAATATGCAGTTGCAGAAAACTTCTTGGTTAACAACTCAACCTCATCAGGATCATACACCAAACCAACTAATGCGTCTTTAAGGGGGATAGTATATGCAGTTGGATCAGGAAATATGTTTCCAATGTTTAATATACTTAGTCCCAACGCTTCGCTGATATCTTCTCTGACACCAATGAAGATAACCCTTGACCTAGTCTGCGATACGCCATAATACCTACTGTCTAACACGTGAGCACATACATCGTATCCAATTTCACCAAATGTGTTCTGGATTTTATTGAAATATGATTTCGCTTCACCAATAGTTAAACCCTTGACATTTTCTGCGATGATGACTTTAGGTTTAATTTCATTAGCGATGCGTAGAAACTCAAAGAACAAGTCCTCGATATTTTCGACCATCATACCATCAGAGTATTTCTTGGTCTTGCCCCAACCGTCAGAATGTTTACCATCCTTGGTGTGTGATAACTTACCTGATACAGAGAAAGCAGAACATGGAGGCGAACCATCAAAGATATCAAGTTCGCCTGGTTGTATATTCGCTATAGACATGAAATCTTTACCAGAAAGTTTTTTTATGTCATCAGGTAGAATTGGTGTATCGGCGTAGTTCTCCGCATATGTGCGTTGAGCCTGTTCAACAAACTCGTTCACACATAGTATCTTACCACCTGCGAGACGGTATCCAGTAGAAGAACCACCACCGCCAGCAAATGTTGATATCACGTTAAACTTATTCTGATTAGACGCTTCTAATACGTCTTGAAGATTATAGGGTGTGTACATATTCATTATCCAATCCAAATGTTATCAGGGTTCTCTAAGAACTTGCGATAGAACCCCTTGCGCTTCAGACTATCATGGTTCATCTTATCAATAGTCATAGCAAGCTCAATAGAACCATCAGGGGTCTTTTCTATACGATCTATACAGATCATATTAGTTGTATATTCTTGAGTAGCAGGATCAAATTCTAAAATTTCTGAATACATTATATAACTTTCAACCAAAAAAATCTTCAAGTGTGTTTTTATCTTCTAGAGACCATCCAATCGCTTCCATAATTGCGTTAAGAGGGTCTTTAAATGTTTTATCAAATTGCTTGTCTTTGTCGATATATTTCAACAACCCCAACTCTTCGGGGAACTGCTCTGAGTATGATATGATGTTTTCACCAATGGGGTTTGGCATACGCAAGTAACAGAACTTAATCTTCTCACCATTCTTAATCATCTCATATTGCTTTTCAAGACCATGTTTCTTAACATGATGATTATATAGCAGACTACCACGAACATGAATTGGGCAACCTTTCTTGTAGATGCTTGCGCGATCTGCCCAAGAGATAACATCACTAACACCACGAGGGAATGATACTTTCTCTGGAGGCAATGCTCGGAACTCATCACGGAAGTTATCTACGAATGTACGCACATCACGCTCGTCACCATCGATCAGTAGTTTAAATACATCCATAAACTTATCACGACACACTTGTGGAGTAGACGATTTAACTGCCTCAATACCCATAACCTTCAAGTCTGCTTCTTTGTATTGAACACCCTCATTGTTCCATACATTTAGTATATAGCGTTTCTTGGCAACCCAGATACCTTTATCAGAGATACCTTCGCGTTTCATAACCATGCGGTTCTTGTAACCACCCATCTTGTCGTACAATTGTTGGAAAGAACATTCAAGTACCTTAGTAAACTTTTCTTCACATACTGCATCAAGGAACTTAACCGCTTTTTGTGTTTCAGGTGCATCACCAAGATACTTCTTAACAAAGGGTCCGAAGTTCAAATACAAAGAGTCAGTGTCCATTGCGACGACATAGTCAACATCTGTACTACCCATAATCTTGTTCATGTAGTCGTTCACGGCGCGTTCTGCCCAGCGAATAGTTAACTGACCGGACAATGTAATTGACTTAGCGATACGATTGTCATAGTAACGGAACCATTGATTACCCATCGCACCATAAAGTGAATTGAGTAGAATCTTAATCGCCATCTGTTGACTATCATACTGCGATATCTCTTTTTCGATGCGGTACTTTTCATCAGCATCACTACCCGACAAATGTTGCTTTGCCTGTTTAGCATCCAACATCTTTCGCTTAATGGTTACTCGTTCTTTGTAGTAACCATCGATAATCTCGGGTAACGCACCCTGTTCAGCAGTGTTGAAGTGAATACCATATGCACTCATTGCAGTTCCAGGTAGTTCGTTTGGTGCATTAGTTCCGGCAAGACACGAATCAACGTCAACACCCGATGTAACATGATCTGATATAGTGTCTGGACCCATGTTCAACTGGATAATGATAGAAGGATATAGTGCGTTCAAGTCAAAGGAAACTACCCAATCATACTTACCAGGAATAGGTTCTTTAACATATGCACCCGGATACTCTTCCTTGGCGGTGTGTTTATTTGGTGGAATCGCAACCTTCTTGGCGCTCAACTGACGGTAGATAATGGTATCCCAAATACCAGTAGTGCCTAGTGTCTCATTGTAGTTAACTCCACCCTTATAAGCCAGTGTGAATGCAAGCTGCATCAAGCCAGTCTTATCGTTAATGCGATCAACCAAGTAAACGTCTTTAATGTTGTACTCAATGAACTTCTGGTGATCTGTCTTGTACAATGTATGCAAGTTACCATCAAATGCAAGTTTGCGCTCACCTAGGATAACCCATGCAATGTGATCAAGTCTGTTGGATTCTTGTTTACCATATGTCTGAACACCGAACTTCAAGAACAGTTCAAGATAGTCCATCTGTTGAATACCAACCAAGTCAAACATCTGTTGCTTCTTACCTTTGATAGTAACAACTCGTTCGTTGATCATCTTCCAAGGGGATAGTTTCTTGGCGATATCTTCACCAAACAACACGCTCAAACGGTTAACCAAGTATGGTACATCGAACCCACGGATGTTCCAACCTGTGATAACATCTGGTGTGAGGTGTGGAGTATTCCAGTGCGTGAGGAACAACTTCAACAAATGAACTTCGTCTGTACATCGTGTGTACTTTACAATAATTCCAGGCAGTTCAGACTTAGACACATCATACTCACCCGTACCCCAGACGTAGTAAGTATCACGGACACTGTCTTTGATTGCGATTGCGGTGACTGGATACTTTGCTTCTTCGGGTTGAGGAAATCCATCATCAGACTGTACCTCAATGTCAATTGTACAGACATTGATTAGTGATGGGTCAAATGGGATTTCACTGCCAGGAAAGTTGTCGTGAATGTACTGTGCGATGAAGTTGCTATTACCGTAGATGGTAAAGTTGTTTACATCTTCATAACTGGTCATGAACTCTTTAGCAGACTTCATGTCTTCGAACTGCATTGGTGATACAGTTTGATTATCTAAGGTGCTCCAGTCACCATTGCGGTCTGGAACATATAGAGTCGGGCAGAACGGAACTTTGGTAGTTACTCGTTTGCCGTCATCAAAACCACGATACAGAATAGAGTTACCGTATCGCCCTACATTGGTATAAAATCGCATCATTCACCTTCTAACATAATATAATCATTATAACATAAAAGGTGTTATAACGCAACTGTTATGTTACATTATAACAACAGCCTTATGAATCATAATCATAAATGTTATGTTATGATTTTCTGGTTTGGTACTAGGATCTTAGAGTGGATCTCATTATATTGCGTGGCAAGTTGTTCTACTGGTTCAATAATGAACGCAATTGCCGAACGACTAATGTCCATCTTATCAGTCTTTGCATAGGGCATCCACGGTGCTAGAGCGATGCTCCTGTCCTGCGTTGGAATAATAATAGTAGGTTGTGCGATTGTAATATAGTCAGCGGCTTCGTCTTTAATAATGGTACACAATACTTCTTCACCAGAAGTAATTCGCACCAGTTTCACATCATTCATCGTATCCATCCTTTAATAAATTTTTATGTAGAATATATTCTATCATCAAGTTAGCATTCAACTCATCGGTGAATGCGCGTACTACTGTCTCGAAAGTCCAAGTATTAAACATACAAATGAGAATCTGTTCATTCTGCACTATGGAAGCGCGAATTTTCCAGTTCCCTCGTATTACTGTATCCATTGATAGTAGTTTCATAACATTCCTTATTATACCATACTATCATATTTATGTAAAGTATTATCTGTTCAAGAGGTCTGATGCAATTTTATGATGACCTAGACGGTATAATTCTCTCGCGGCACGCCTACGACCGATAGCCTCTATGATATCTAGTATCTTCTGTATCATATAACACCTCTGCGCATTAGTTCACGTTGGCGGGTTTCTAGTTCTGCAAGATTCTCTGACTGACCAAGGTAGTTGTCAATCTGTTTACGGTTCATATGAACAAAATCTGGAGACATTTGATCTAGTGCCCACTCTAGGGCGTTGAAAAGTTTTGTTATTAGTTTTAGCATTTTATCCTCGTAAGATATGCACATTAAAAATCCTGAGGATCACTCGGGATTCGTATTAGTTAAGCAGATGGTTGATTAAACCATGCTTCCCATTCTTCGTCGCTTACTGGCCACATAGTATTAGTCCTTCTTTGATACGAAAGAATATAATTCTGTAGCCTTTTCCATCAACTCTTTTGTTGAATAAGGTTTTAATGCATCTTGCATGTCTTCTGCAGTTTTCTTACCTTCATCAAAAAGTTGTTGGGTAAACATATAGTTCATTTCCCAAGTACGGTCCATATAGTCTTTAGCCATTTGGAGCATTTCAGTACGAATTTCAAAGGGGTTTTTATTTGCCATGATAATATTCCTTAGATAGAATCTATTAGTTTAACATTAACCGATTTGATACCATCAGCAAACTTCTCAACCAATTGAGTTTGTTTTGTCAATGTATCTTTGAAAAATCCATATGTGTATGAATTCATTGCAGACTCGTAGGATTTCCACCCAACGATTTTTAATTCTACAAAGGAATCAACGAATTTTGCATTGTGCTGCGCAACAGCTTTTAGTGTGTACATATTGTACTCCTGTGTGTAGTGTGATGGGACTGAATTATGGAGCAGTCCCGTTCTCCTTCATAAAGTATTTATACTAGGGTTAACCCCAATATAGAATTATTCGTTCAATAATTCAGGTTTATTTTCAGATAAACCAATTTCAATCTTACGAGGTTTCTTTTCTTCTGGCACGATATGAACCATATCTATAAACAACATACCATCCTGTAGGTCTGCACCTTTAACAATGATGTTTTCACCGAGTACAAACGAACGAGAAAATTCACGAGAAGCGATGCCTCGATGAATGACGTCTACAGTTTCACCTTTCTGCTCGATCTTTCCAGTTACGGTCAACATGTTTTCAGTTAGTTCTATATCAATGTCACTTCTCTTAAAACCAGCCACGGCAATTTCTACGCGATAGTTGTCGCCATCTCGATAGATATTGTATGGAGGGTAGTTGGTTGTTAGAGTGCCTTGGGCGGTAGACGCCTGGCGTAACATACGATCTAGTTGCTGTTCGATGCCGACGTGATATTTGCGTGAGCGTTCGAATAGGTCGTGTCCGAGTGGACTATTTAGATAAGTCATGCTTTATTCTCCTTAAAAGCGAGTTAAGTTATGTCTGATACCCAATAAGGCATATCAGTAAAGTTGAGGAGTTTTATACTATCCCCTCAATAGTATTTATTCTATGCAGGCTTGCGTCTAGAAGATCCGATATTATATTTTGGAGACAACTCCCATTGGTGTTTATCTTTGTGTGATATAACCTTTATCTGACGCAGATGTGCCTTGTCCTTAACCATCTCATTATCTGTGATGTCGATAAGACCCCAATCAGACAACAATGTGGCAACTGTATTTCGTCTCTGTATATCATTCAACATCAAAGTACTTGGTTTACCGTCAAGTAAAAACAGTTCTTTAAAGTGAACGATAAAGTATCGCCCTTGTTTGTGTAGGATATGACATGACTGGAATAACTTATTTTCTTTATGTGATGCAACCCCAATTCTAGTTAGAGTCTCCCGCACTTTCAAAAAATCATCTGGTTCATTCAAAGTAACTTCCAGCATTGAAGCGGCAGTCCATCCTTTAATTTCGTAGTTTTCTAGTTCCACCTTTATATACCCTCATTCTAAGTTCTTTTAATTCTTCTTCACTCAAAAGGGTCAATGCAACTTTGGCTTTATCATTACTGTATCCATAGTATTCTTTGACCACTTCAATGTCATCAGGTAACATAGGTTTCGCCCATTTAGAGAAACGTTTACCCTTACGAATACTATTTAGTAAAAAAGAAAACTGTAACTTATGGTCTGTGCGGTGGCGAGTATTCATCTCGTTAGCAAGTAATACAGTATCCATAAAATACGACAACGAACGATTAACCATGTATGGAGCATATGCCTTTTCAGCAAGGTCATCCACCATGATATCTTCTTTGGTCATGTTGATTGCATTGGTATAATCAAACGGACTAAGGCTCATATTGTCCACTCCCTTGCTGATTCTATTGCTTGCAAATACTTAGTGAATAATCCCACGGGAGGTTCTTCTTTAATTGTCTCATCGTAATAATGAACTTCGTAGTATCCTGTGATTTCGTTAAGGTATACCTTAGAGAATACTTCTGGGTCATTATCTTTATATAGGCTTGCTATCTTAGTACGCATATTAATTGAACTCAGTGGAAACCATCAACTCTGTCATACATGCAACAGTATTCAGTTCATGGTCTGCAACAAATGCATCCTTGTACTGATAATCAGCAATAGTAACCACCACCTGAGGGATAGACTGAGGTTGGATATGGTCGTACAAACTGTCGTAGATCTTGCGATAGATAGCAGACGCATCAGAGTCCATGTTGTCAGCAACCCATTGACGCATCTTCTTGAAGTCTTTATCCTTTAGTGCTTTGATCAACGGGTCGATCGATGAGTTGTTCATCCAAGACAACATACCACTATCAATCGAACCTGTCTTACCATAGTTCTGACATTGATTGATAACACGACGCCAGTCAGGAGCAAACTTCATGATAACCTCGGCAAGTACCTTGTCATCATATTTAACACCTTCAGTGTCTAGGATAACTTTAAGTCGTTTCATGAACTTCATCAACAATGGAGGCGTATCCTTCTTTGCAATGTTGAATTCAATAACAGCAAGACGACTATGAAGTGGTTCAATAATGCGGTTCTTGAAGTTACATGTCATAATGAAACGACAGTTGTTTGAGAATTCTTCAATGAAACCCCGTAGTGCTGGTTGAGTTGACTGTGCGTTAAGGTAGTCTGCCTCATCTAGGATAACAACTTTGTAACCGCCCTGCAATGATACACTTGATGCAAACTGTTTGATCTTGCCGCGTAGTGTGTCAATGTTACCATCCTCAGAAGCGTTAATCATCATGTAGTCTAGATCCAACTCATTACACAATGCCTTAGCAACGGTAGTCTTACCTAGACCAGCCGTACCACAAAGTAACATGTTATGCATCTCACCAGTGTTAACGATCTCTTGAAAGGTGTTCTTGATATGCTCGGGTAGCACACAATCTTCAATGGTTTTTGGTCGATATTTTTCAACCCAGAGAAATTCTTTTACGCTCATAATCTATCTCCATAATATAAAAAGGGAACATGTATCATTATAACATGTTCCCATTCAAAAGTAAACTACTATTTAATTAGCCAGTAAACAATTCACCACCAACAGAGGCGTAAGCAGCGGCAACCATTGCCTTAGTAGGAGTACCAATTCGGTACTTGGTTGTCTTAGTACCGTCGCTCATCACAGCGGGGTTACCATAGATACATACGCCAGACTCGCGCAGTGAGCGAACTGCCTCGCGGGCGTTCTTGATCTTGAACTGGGCAGAGATTTGCTTTGCAGTCATGTTAGCACCTGATTTCAGTGCAGTGTGTAGGTTAGATGTTTTAGTCATTTCAGGGTTTCCTTATATAGAATGATAAATTTGTGGATTATCCCACGATGGTTTCGTACAGAGTTTCAAGTTCTTCCTGTTCTTCCTTGACCTCGGAGAAGTTCTGCTTGTGGTAGATCTTCGCCAACTTGCGTCCAGGTTTCTTAGGAATTTCAAACTCGTCTTCCATACGTTCGAGGATAGATTTAATCAGATCGCGTTCTGCTTCCATCCTCGTCATAGATGCACTGATTTCCATCAGTGCTCCCATAACTTTTTTGCGCTCAGCGGGATCCGTTGGGATCTTCGCGACATTGGTATTCACTACGGACATTATATAATTTTCCTATGTATTACTCAGAGACAGGTTCTTGGGGCTCAGCAGGCGCGGCGGCATTTGCTTTTACAAATGCAGCCAGGCGATCGCGGCATGTACCGATAGCACTCAACTCTGGTCCCTTAAATGCGCCGCGCTCACTGGCGAGGTCTACAATGCGTACTGCAAGAGCAATGTCGTTTAGTGAAACACCAACAGATTCAGTCTCTGGTGCAGTTGTTTCTGGGGCTGGGGTAGTTTGGTCTGTAGTCATGTTATATGATTCCTTATTGATTAAAAGTAGATGATTTTTCTAGCGCGACCCAATATTCAAGTTTACCATTGGTATTCGAGAAGTTTGAGATCAGTTTAGAACTTAGTTTACCACGGTAGTCGCCAGAGGCGAACTTAAAGTTACCAATGTTGAATACCATTTTAAATTCGTTTGAAGGTCGCACAACGGTTTCTGTTGGCAAGTCGAGTTGATAAGAGTTTGAAGTTGGATTCTTGGTATCAACTACTTGAATAGAAATACCAACACCATTCTCTTCACCAACAACCAACACCTCAGACACACCCATAGTAGATGCAGCACGACGCAGTTTACCCAAACTAACCTCGGTCAAGTCAAACTCGATTTCGCACTTTGGCATTGTGATATCTTTTTGTGGTGTAGTAAGGTTACTCACATCACTGAAGAAGTAGTTTAGTGAATCACCGTCTCCGCGGATCTTGGCACTAGTATCACCAATAACTAGTTCTGCGTCTTCGATCAAACCGATAACACTCAAGAACTCAGGTAAATCGTAAATACCAAATTCACTAGGAATGGTTTCATCAATGGTTGCAGTGGCGAGAATGTTCTTGGCGACTGAGATAGTCTTAAGTTGATTACCTTCTTTAAACACCAAATTAGGATTGATGGTAGAGAAGTTCTTAAGAATGTTTAGGGTATTGTCAGATAGTTTCATGATTTAATGTAATCTCCATTAGATAGTTGATATGGTTATTATACCATAGAGTAGTTGGTTTTGCAAGTGTTTTCTTAATTATTTTCAGAATCTTCCTCAGTTACTGGTTGAAAGACAATTGCCTTGGCATCTACTTTGGTGTACAAGTCAGCGAAAGCCGCCTTAGTATCTTCATCAAAGCGAGCGATACCTCGTGTGATCGCCTTCATCTTATCGTTGAAGATGGAGTAGATCTGCACAATGTGGCACAGACGACGAGTAGTTACTACTTCATCGACACCGCCCTCGGTGAATGTCTTACGGATAATCTCAGCCCAAGTGATAAGGTTATCTGAGAATTCTTCATCTATCTTATTGAACTTTTCCATGTGCTTCATGACGATCTTTTTCTCAATCTTAGCACTAGGGTATGACTGTTCAATGGTGTCAACAAACCGTTCTAGGAAAGCATCGTCCAGGATAGTAGCAGCAGTGTAACGACCATCATCAGAACCCTTGCCCTTGGTGTTCGCAGTTGCGATAATGTTGAAACCAGCAGCAGGTTTAACCACTTCGCCAGTTTTCTTCAGGAGCAAAGACTTACCTTCAAGGACAGACTGTAGGCACATCAGTTTATTAGAACCACGGTCGATCTCGTCAATCAATAGGATAGCACCATGCTTCATCGCCTTAACGACCGGACCGTAAGAGAATACGGTTTCACCATTAATCAGTCGGAAACCACCGATCAGGTCATCCTCATCAGTTTCTGGAGTGATCTGTACACGAACATATTCACGTTTCAGTTTAGCACACGCCTGTTCAACCATCATAGTCTTGCCATTGCCAGAAAGTCCAGTAATGAAAGTAGGATAGAATTGCTGTGATTTAATAATCTCAGTTACATCTGTAAAGTTCCCCCATGGAATGTAACATGCGTCTTTGGCGGGAACATATACATCACCGTCATCAATTGACTTTTGAGTTGTCATATCTTTCTTGGGTAGTTGTTTTTCGGGGATCTCCATAACTTTAACCGAAGATGCATCTTTAAATTCATTTAACTCAAATGAATATTTGCCATGGCTGACTTTATATGTATCACTGAACAGTTCTTTGAACTTATAAGCGGAATATCCCATATCACGGCCGGTGAAATGTATTTCACTACGGGAGAACACCTCTTGATTAGGGAACCGTGCTTTGGTTTCTGCAAGCACTTCAGATGCGACGAGATTCATAAAAACTCCATAATATAGTATGAGAACATTTTCCCACTCACTGCTGTTAGTATAACATCATTTCAAGTTAAACGCAAGTGTAAACCCTATTTGTAGTAGGGTTTTGTTGTTTTTACACCACACACTGTACGAATTTGTCCAGCAGAACTCGGCTTGTGCGTTTACCCTTAGTAAACTTAGAGAATTCTCGGGCAATAGTAGACTTATTAGCGTCCTCAGCGACCTCGAACGCACCATCTTCAATACAAAAGGACTTATTGCGAATAACCACATAGCGGTCGTATCCTAGAGCGTTGTCCATAGTGATAGAACCATGTTTACGGATCTCGGATTTAATACGAGCGGTTTCATCGTAAGAACCCTCGCTCAATCGAATAATAGTCATTTTCATACTATGACTATCACCCAAAAAGTAACCGAAATTAGTTACATCGCATTCCTTCTTAATATACTCTAGCAATTTCACAGAAAGATCATTCTGAACATTATTGAGCTTTACGAACTTGGTTGGAGATACTTGTAAAAGAGTACCGCGAGAAGACCTATAGTATGAAAACCCTATAGCAGATGTTCGGTTTGGTTCTCCGTCGGACAAAACAATGTTCATCATCTTCTGTACTCCGGTCGCCTTGCGAAACCGCTTCAGCAGATATGAAATAGCGATTAACGCTTCATTAGTTGGAGTAGAACCCAACCTATCATGGGTGTTCTGTATACCACATGCCATCATGAATATTTGTTTTACAGCGGTATCAAACTCTCGTTTATTCATTTTATGTGAGAAGAACTGTGTTAACCTAGTATCGTAAGGGTTAATAGTGCCGTCTAATAATTTGGCGTCCTGTTCTGCAGGATTATATTCACGACCATCTGTGTATCCATACATCTCGAATGGAATGTTAACACGGCGACAAAACAATGCTAGGTTTAATGCCTGTTTGACTGTATCTATCATAACATCAGACATAGACCCCGACATATCAATAGATATCATCATGCCATGAGACTTTGCGTCAGCAAGAGTAGTAATGCGTTTAAATATATCCTCACTGAATTTGTATTTGTAAAGGGCAGATGTATTCAATGTGCCCGAAGTTGATGTCTTAGCACGTGAGTACTGAAACGCAGCCTTCTTCTGTTCAAATTCCTTTGCCATATATGAAACTGCTCTATTAGTTTCTGTCATGAAAATCTTAAATATATTGTCGCAAAATATGGGATAAGAAATGTCATGATCATCCATAGTATATCGGTCATATCCCATAAAACGACTACGGTAAAGAAACACTTTACGCTCGGACGCATAATATTCTTTATATGACACTACCATATCATTAAGCATAGATTCTGGGAACAACTTGATAATATCACCAGATTCTGAATTCAACATGCGATGTTCAGAACTGCGTTGTGCCTCATCAGTATCAGAAATATCATCAGGAGAATCTTCAGGAGGGGTAGTATTACCTCCAGAACTAGCAGTAGCACGATTATCATCATATGCTGCTGCTTCATCAGGGGATGGGTCTACATCAGTTGAAGAATCTTCACTCTCGTCACCAGAACCGTCAGATTCTTCAAAGTCATAATCATCATCAAAGTCGTCATATTCATCATCAGCGGCGGATGAAGAACCCATACCTTCCAGTTGATCTTGAATTTCTTCCTTATTATCTTTCCAGAAATTAAGTATTTCTGTAGATACTCGCACTACATCTTCGAAGGTGTCACATTGTGCAACCTTATCAATGAATGGGAATTCAATGTCAGAGAACGGAACTTTCATAGAACCGCCTAATTTAAAATGTAAGTTGATACGATCGATCAACTTCATTGTATGTAGATCACGATTCTGTATTTTGAAAAAGTCTTCATCGTGCATCCATGAGTATGCACGAGTAAATGTATATACCAATCCGGGGTATTTGGATTTTATCAACTTTTCAATGCGAGCATCTTCTACGACGTTGATGTAAGACCGTGGGATTCCAAGGTCAATCTGTGCATCGTGCCAACCTTGAGCCGGAGTATACAATGCATGACCAACTTCGTGACCAACTAGCATGTCGTACACATAAGGTTCAACATCCCAGAGAGGTAAGTTAAGAACCCGCTTTTCGACATCAAACCATGCAGTCTTGCTATTGGTCTGAGTTACTTGAATGTTTTCTGTCGCGAGCAAGCGTGCTGTTGTTGACTTGATTGTGAGATTAGTGTGTTGGGACATCATTTTTCTTTCGTTACAAGCTGTATTATACACCATAAATCTCTCAAAAACAGCGATGTTGCAAAAATACTACACTTTTTTAAAGTACCTAAAAAGTGTTACATAGTACGCAAATACTCTTGGATGTGCAACTGGATCAGGTAAACTACCACCAAAGTACTCAGTCATTTGGGTTAGTAGTTCTTTAATTCTTTCTTCGGTCATGTTAATTTCATTACACTAAAGTTATTTTGCTTTACGAATTCAATTTTAGAACGGAACTTACCTTCTAGAATCTCACCCTTATGTGATATAATAAACACATTAGTTCCTTCGTCTAATGTGTTCAATATCTTCATTAAGTTATCTACACCATCATTATCTAATGAAGAATCGAATGTTTCATCTAATACTAATAAGTTAGTAGATGCACTATTCTTCATCTTTGCAATTTGCCGCCAAGTAAATAGCAATGCCAAATCGATTCTCTGCTTCTCGCCTTCAGAGAATGAACTGTATGTAAAATCATCACGGTGACGCGAACGAATAGTTTCCTCAAATGATTCATCTAAATTAAATGATACAAAGAAGTCTAATACTTGTAGATAATGATTAATTAGTTTATTCATTACTGGCAAGTATTGTTTAATTACTTTGGTCTTAATTCCAGAGTCCTTTAACATTTCAGAAATAACATCATGATAAGTTTTCTGATCACTAAGAAGTAACTTCTTTTCAGTTAGTTCTTCTTTCTCATTAACTAATTCTTCTAGATCAACCTTTGCAGTAGATAAATCAGCAGATGCATCGCTTAATGAATCTATTTCCGCAACTGTTGCCTTAATATCTTTTTGCAATACATTAATAGAAGCATTGTTCACATTGATAGAATTCTGATTATCTGCAATTGCATTTTGCAGTTCTACAACGGCAGATAGTTTTTCTTCCAGTTCTTGCATAGACTCTTGCAACTTAGTTTGACCATCTTTCAACTCGGCGGCGCGTGCCTTAGCATCTGCGAGTTTAGTTGCCTTGATATCATCACCGATCGGTTGTGTGCATGTTGGACAAACATCGTTTTCAGTATAGAACTTAGCATCTTCAACTACTTTCTTAATGTTACTCTTGATTTGAAAGTTGTAGTTGTTTAGCTTTGTTTTCTTACCATTGAACTTTTCGAGTCCAGTAGTCACAGACTCTAAGTTATCTGCAACAAATTCGCTCAGACTACTGTTCATTTCATTGAGTGCAGAAACCTGATCTTGTTTAGCAAAAATTGTTTTAGTCTTGATATCAATCTGCTCTTGATTAATATTCTCAATGCTTTTGATATGGCGTTTCTGTAGATCGTACTTTTCCTTAGTTAGTTCTAGTGCATGGTTAACTTGTACCAAGTCTTCTTTTAAATTTGATGCGCGTTCTTTTAACAGAACATTCATCTTAGTAAACACTTGAATATCCAACAAGTCTTCGATGACCTCTCTACGGTTATTTGTTGTCAACTGCATGAACGGTATAAAAGAACTAGAACCGAGCACAACAATCTGATGGAAAGATTTGTGGTTTAGTTTAAGCACATTTTGCTCTAGGAACTTTTGGTAGTCCCTAGAGTTACTGTCTTGGTTAATCATAACACCGTTTTGATAGATCTCAAACTTATTAGGTTTGATACCACGCACAACTTTGAACTGAACTCCAGCAGTGTCGAACTCTACCTCAACAAGTGTACCCTTGCCATTGATAGAGTTGGTGAGTTGAGGTTTTGTGATATTTCGGTGAGGTTTACCAAACAAACTGAATGACAGCGCATCCAACATGGTTGACTTACCAGCACCGTTCTGGCCAACAATAAGAGTAGACGGTGATCGATCTAGTGCAACTTCGGTGAAAACATCACCAGTTGATAAGAAATTCTTCCATCGAACAGTTTTAAACTTCAGCATATATTATTATTAAACAATTGAAACGTTTTGCGCTTCAACATATAGGGTTCTCATTATAGTTTTCAGTCGATCTTTATCTAGATCTGTTTCAACTGCTTGGACATAGGTATCTAATAGTTCAGTGGTATCTTCTACTGATATTTTTGCATCATCAACAGAATCTCCCAAGAACTCTTCAAACGTCTCTGCTATCTTTAGTTCATGTGTGTTAACTTGTTGAATACGATCTATAAAGCGATCAAACGCATACAAGTTGGTTTTCTTAACCACAACAACTTTAACAAACTTATTTTCAAGTGCATCGACGTTATAATCATTATACTCGTTTTTATCATCATTGTAAATGATTTTCGTAAACATGGTTAATGGATTAGCAACTGGAGTCAGTGATCGGTCAGTGGTGTCGATCACATGAAAGTACTTAGTATCATCACAATCACCCCAGTTAAACTCCATCTGCGAACCAAGATAGTGTATGTTACCCTTATGCGACTTGGTATGGAAGTGTCCGGACAACACTAGTTCAAACCGCCCGAATTCTTTGGTAGACATGCCGTGAGTGTTCATCGCACCCTTATGCATTTCAAAACCTTCAAACTCAAAGTGCCCACCAATCATATCGGCAGTACAGTTTTTAACAAACTTCATGGTCTCGGCATAGTTTTCGTTATTAATCCATGGAATCAAACCAAACTTCAAACCATCATAGTCCATAACAGTGGGCTTCATCACAATGTTGACGTTGTTCATGTAATGACCCATCAACTCTTTGAGTGAACACAGTTCGTTGGTATTCTTATATACAACATCATGATTGCCTGGAATAATATCCATCGTCATACCGTTGTCAACCAACTTTTGTAGAAAGTGTTTACGGTTTGCTTGTAGCGCTTTGAAGTTCACAAACTTGCGATGCTCGTAGTAGTCTCCCAGATGCACGATATGCGTGATACCATGCGTTTTCATGTAAGGGAAAAATACATTGGTGTAGAAATCTTCCTGATAGTTGATAAAGATTTCTGAGTTGTTGCGAGCGCCTGAATGCGTGTCGTTAAGAATTACGAATTTCATTTAGTATGTATTTTTCTGGTTTCCAACCTAGTTCGGTCAAGGGTTCGATGTTTGCATGAGTGTATGCTCGTTCATGAGGAGTTGGGTCATTAGAATATGCACCAGTGTAACCCATTGCAGATGCCACTTCTTTAACGGGAACTGCTTTACCAGAACCAATGTCAACTACCTTACCAGCCATTATATCATAGTTTTCCACTAATGTAAATAGCGCAGAGCACAAATCATCTATATGGGTAAAATCTCTGTAGTGCCCCTCGTTAATATAATCAACTTCCCCCTTCAGCAAACGTTGATACAACATGTCTGGTCTACCTGGATACACTGTATGAGGGCGGAACCCTACCGAGTTTGGTATACGATCTTGCTCATTTATAAACTTAGTCTCAGCATATGGATTAGTCACCTCAAGCGCATTGGATGAAGAAGCGAATAGAGTGGGGATAAAGTGTTCCTTGGCAACGGAAAACACTGCGCGAGTTCCTTCTATATTAACTCTGCCATATTCTTCGGCGTTATCAAATGACTTGCGTACCCCAGTCAACGCAGCAAGGTGAATAATCATATCTGGAAAGTCGTCTACATCTATATCAAAATCGCAGATATCTCCTTGATATGGAGTAACTGTATATCCCTTATTTTCTAGATATGGTTTTAGGTGTGAACCAATATAACCATCAGAACCCGTCATGAGTATGTTAGATGATATCATTATGCATTATTCCTATGTGACCGATTTGCTGTTCGTGCAGATTCTAATACATTCAATGGTTCACATGTGTCCTGACCAAACTGAACAAACTCTAAAGTATCTTTTGGAAAACATGCTCCACCCCAGCCAAACTTACCGTCTGGTCCAGGTACTTGCATATGACTAGATCCGATTCTATGATCCATCGACATCATTTCAACCACTTCGTTGAAATTTCCCATACCGTTAGTATAAGATGAAAATAAGTTATACAACTCATTCATGAAAGTAACTTTGGTTGCGAGGAACGAATTAATCGCATATTTAACAAATCCCGCTTCTACCATGCTATTACAGAATACAGTGTTCGTACCATTCTTCACACAGTTCAGAAAAATATCAGACCAAAATTGGGATGTATTCGGATTAACTGAAGAATAGATATAAAATGGTGCATTTACCATATCTTCTCTAGCTCTGGATGCAACTAAGAATTCTGGAGAGAATGTTAGATATTGATCGCATTCACATTGCAACATGTTGAGAGTTTTGATGCTGGTAGTAGATTTGATTAATATAGGTAATTCTTTGCGTACTACCCGTATAGTTTCATAATAATCGATAACAAGGGAATCATCACATGCACCATCCTCATGAGATGGCGTTGGTAAACATAACACAACTCCATCTAAATCATTCAAGTGATCCATATCGTAATGATCGCCTTTATCCGGATCATGATAGTGTACTATATGAAATTTACTCAATGTGAATCCAACAGCATCACCGACAAACCCTTTGCCTACAACGAGTATATTACTCACCGAACACCTCACCCATAAACAGTTCTAAATTGCTTTTTTTAGAAACTTTATCTTTCTTGACCAATTCCTTTACCTTTGCATCTTGAGTGCGCACTTTATCAATGCGGTCTTTCAAGTAGTCGATAAACTGTCGTTCACTGGTATGCATTTGTCCAAGTTCATTAGAGTCGTAGTGCATGAACTGTTCAATATCTGCCGAGTCGAGATATTTCCACTTGATGTCTTGTTGCTTCTTCTCTTTAGCAATTCTGCGTAGGAATGCATAGAATGCAATTTGCGTAAAGTATGAGAACGCATTGGGTGAGCCAGTGCGTGTTGCGGTGTCGATGTTGTAGTTCATAATCGCCTTTAAGCAATTTTCAACTGCATCCATAACCATTTCTTCACGATAAGTATAACGATTAAAGTTAATCTTAGTAGACAACCCTTCACAGATCTTCAGAAAACATTCACCGATGTACTTTGGTACAACTGGAACGGGTAGATTATCTTTCTCTGCTGCGCGAACTAGAGTTACATAGTCCACCACTGCTTGGGAGAATACTTTGTTACTCACATAATGAGGTCTTTTTGTTTTATCTTGGGTCATATAGATTATTCCCTATTTAATTAATGTTACATCTTAGTCTTGTTAAGATATGATCATTATACCATAAAAACTAATTTATGGCAATAGCAAAATAATACTTGTCAGAATTCTATTTCTGTGTTATAATATTCATTGGTCCAGCAGGGTAGTAGCTACTATTAATTAATGAACCACATTGGTATCAACATCATCTGACCAATCATTGTTATTATCAATTACTGGATCATGACCATCTACCATACCTGCTAACGCAGTTAGTTGTTCAAGCATTTCAACCTCACTACTATCATATTCACCTGTAGTGGATAGTTCTTTCTTGAGGTTATTTGTAGTGATTAACCTACAGAACATAATCTTAGTGTGAAAGTCTACAGCACTGCAACCTATGATATGATCCTTGTCGATGCCAAAGTAAGTATTGTCACTGTACGGGAACCATTCACTGAATGTTTGCATATTACTTATACGTTCAACTAGAATGGGGTCTTTAACAGAGTATGTGTCGTCAGACTCATCAATGATTTCTGCAACCACATGCTCTCCCGACACCAACCTGAACTCTTGTATCTCAAGTTGTTCAATGTACTCTTGCAAATCATTAGTCATCTTTAATATCTACCTCTATAATTTTATAATCAAACTTCTCTTTGGTGTAGATCTTTATTCTTTCCGCAGCATGTTCTAGTGTATAATTTTTACGAGTCTTCCAGTGCAAATCATCAGCAAGGTCAAACACCTTTGTTGATGCATCGTTATCTGATTTACGCAAACCTCGACCGATAGATTGTAGGATCTTTATTTGCGACTTAGAAGGCGAAGCAAAAACAATATTATGTAGATTACGAATGTTAATGCCAGTTGAGAAAGTACCGCTTGAAGCCACGATAATAGCATCGGACTCTTTTTCCGTAATAGCCCTAATATTTTCCCTAGTGTCGACATCTGTGCCTCCAGATACAAAGAATACTTTGCGTTGAGATCCAGGTATAGACTCTACCTTATTTTTTATAGAATCGTAGATAGGAATACCATGCTTCTCAACAAATTGAAACAACACTAATGTATTTCCATCTTGCGACATTGCTAAGTTGCGTATAAAACGATTCCTTGCAACGTTACCTATGATATAATCCAATTCTTCATTATATTTAACTTTATTTAGTGATTTTCTTACCGCTTCGCTGTACTTCAACAATAATACAGTAACCTTCAGATCAGCAAGATCCTTTGAATCTATTAGTTCGCGGGTAGTGGTTACTTTAAACACTTGACCGAACAAACCCTCTAATACCAACCTATGAGTCTGAGTCCCGTCTAATGTGCCAGTAGTGCCAAAACGGTATTTACAGTCTCGCATCTTTTCTAGGATTGATGTTAACGACTTTGCTTTAAATGTGTGTGCCTCGTCACCAACAACAAAACCAAACTGCTCAAACCAAGGACTCTGCATCTTGTAGATAGATTGCCAAGTAGTTATAACAACTTTAGCAGTAGTGATTTTTTCTTTACCAGAATAGATCTTATGTACATCATCTACACCAAAGGTATCATCGTATGAACTATAGTCCAAGAAGTCTGATGTCATTTGTTCTACTAATGAAGTAGTTGGTACGATGATCAATGCCTTTTGTTTAGGATCACTATCCAGATACAACCTAGTTAGAATGTAAATAATCAGGGACTTACCACTTGCCGTTGGCGATAATAATAAAGCACGATTGCGCTCACTGGCATGCATAATTGCGTTAACCTGATAATCTCTCGGAGCAATTGCTTTATCCTTAGAGTGTAGGTTTAGAGTCTTGATAAACTCTTCTAACGCATCTCTATCAATATACTCTGTAACTTCAGGCATACCGTAGTAGTCACTGTTTTCATACTCAATATCTAGTTGACGCACCTCAGCAAACTCTTTAATGTATGGTAACAAACCTGCATAGAGTTCCTTTGTTAACTGGTTGTACAGTCGTATTTTTCCGTCCCAGATTTTGTTCTTATACGCAGGAGTGAACTTGTAGTTAGGAACAAAGAAACAAAAGAAGTCAGACAACTCTCTTGCCGTGCCTGGCTCGCATATAACTTGAAGGAATACTTCGTTCTTTTTCTTGACGATTATTTTTTCTGTCGACATGGCAGTATCCCTATTATATTGAGGTGTTAACCTCCGGAAGTAAATTTCTTCCAATCAATCATATTCTTGATGGTCTGATGACGCCAAACTAAATTAGTCATAATAGATTCTAAAGTTTCTATCGTTGACTTTATATAGTCAATAGTTGCTTGTGACTTTTGTAGTTCTGGATCTGCTTCGTAGAAGTAGTGTAGGTCTGTCTTTAGTGGTTTACGCGCACCTTTGAATGGATCGTAATCCCATCCACGATCATCCATCTCTTGCTTACTCATCACACCAGTGTAGTATAACCACTTATCGCGTAGAAGGATACTCTGTTGCATATCTTTACGCTTAAGTAACAGTTTAGATGTAGTGAGTAACTCCAGATACTTGGAGTGTAGTTTTGCAGTATCCCTAGAAGACTCGGAGAGATCAAAGTCGTTGATCTCTGTGTCTTTTTTCCACATCTCTAAAATATCTTCAATATTAATCATATTATAAAACCTCGTTCAAAAATTACATTATACCACTATTTAGGTTACTGGTAAAGACACTGGAATTCGCATGAACTTTTCTGTATCAAACTCTGGAGTAACAACATAGTAGTCGTATCGAAAAGTTACCGAAAATGATGCGTACTGTACCTCTGTAGCACCAACATCAAAAGCAATACCTGACATGCTGTTTGGATAACAGTTCTTAAACTCAATAGTCCTGGTCTGGTTGTTTGAACTATTTAATATGACCAACGACGCGTCGCATACTAGCGAGCTTGGGTCATCAATGTTGACTGTATCTTGCAACCACTTGTATATGGATGCAAAGTTGTCCATCTTTTCATCTGATAGAATAGATGCAGTAAACGGATCAAACATCAACTTATCACCACCAAGCATAATGTTCAACTTAGGAGTAGATAAGTTCGCTTCTCCAACCGATACTGTAGGCAAGTCTACTGCCTGTAGGTAAAATTCTAACCCTTTGAGGTCAGCTCGCGAAAATATCATCTTAAACCCAGTGGGACTTAATAGGTTGATGTTTGTATCTAGTGCCATTGTGCATGGTCTCCATTAATATTTGTATATGACATTATTTATACACAATAAAAAAAGGACCCCGAAGGGTCCTTTTCATATTACCTAACTACTTAAAATTTAAGCAGTTTCCATCAAACCGTCTACACGGAAGATGCGGTAGTATTGGTTAGCGCGGTTAGCACCTTCGTCGCTTGCAGGAGCAGCACCCACGAATGGGTTAGCAACCATACCGTAACGAGTCTTGAAACCAATTTTTGGTTGGAAGCTGTTCTCACCAACGGCACGAACCATTGTCAACGGCACGTATGGGCAGTAGAACAAACCTGCATCGTATGCAGAAGTTCCACGGTAACCAACGGTAACGTAGTCAGTAGTTGCGTATGGATCGATATACACCTTAGTGCGACCATTCAACAGACCAGCAAAAGTATTGCCTGTGTCATCAACTTGCAAGTTGGTTGACAATGCAGGAGTGTAATCCAACATACCAGCAGCAACTAGGGCAGAAGCAACATCGCTAGAAACTAGGATGAAGTTACCCTTACCACGACGGGTTTCTTTAGCAATAACGTTCGCTTCGCGTTCGATTTGCATCAACAGACCCTTGTACTTCTCAACTGACCAGCGGCCATCGGCATCTGTAGACAGGTTGAAAATACCTTTGGTAGCAGTGTTTGACTGCTGAGCACCCAATTTTGCTTTAACGTTGATCTTACGAATAACTTCGCGGTTGATTTCAGCAAGAATTTCTGCGGACAGAATGTTTGCCAATTCGCTTTCAGCGTCCAGACCATGCACTGCCTTCAAGTCTTGAGCCAGTTCCATAGTGTATTCTGCCTTCAAAGCACGTGTCTTTGCAGTCACGGTTGCTTTTTCGATGCTGAATGCCATCTGAGCAAAGTCAGTAGAACCATCACCCAATGCTTCGCCAGCGGCGGTAGCCATTGCGTTACCTACTGCAAACGGATCTGCAACATCATCGGTGTTAGTATCAGCACCAACCAATGATGAAGACTCACCACCTTGTGTACCTGCGCCAGAGAAAGCGGTATTTGCTTCGTCAAACATTGCTTCTGCACCAGATTGGGCTGTGTACTTGCTCTTCATTGCGAAGATCAAGCCAGTAGGACCACTCATTGGCTGAACACCAGCGATGTCGTATGCGATAAGGTTAGGCATAGCACGACGAACCAAAGAGATCAAGATTGGATCCCAGTTGTCAACACCAGCGCCAGTTGCGTTAGCAGGAGCTGCTTCGTTCAACTGGTATGACTGATGACCGCGCTCTTCGCGCATTGCTTTTTCTTGGTTTTCCAATACCAAAGCAAGAACTGCCTTGCGGTAGCCGTCTTTGATTTCTGGAAGTTCTGCGTGCTCGATTACTGGAGCCCACTTTTCTTGTAATTTTTCTGCGTTGAACATTTATAGTTCTCCTATGTGATTATTTGGTAGTTCTTGAAAGTGCTGTGAGGTAACGGCCCATTGCGGGAGAAGACTCCAACAGTGTACCTTTTTCATCAGTAGCGATTTCGGTTGATTCGTCGATCATTGCTGACTTAGTTGCTTTAAAGTATGATTCTTTGATAACGGAAACTTTCTTAGAGAATGTTTTCTCGCTTTCGAAGTCGATACTTTCAACTAGGTTCGACAATTTAGCAGCATCTGTTTCAACCATTCCAGATGTCGCTTCTGCGATAATCTGTTCACGGCGTAAACCTGATACTTGCTCAGACAACTTAATATTGTCTTCGACAGACTTTGTCAACTGTTCTTCTAGTTCATCAACTTTAGTTGCGAGGTCATCGACTAAGTCATACTTAGTATCTGGCACTTCAACATAATGTTGTTCGAATAGACCTTTCAGTCCGGTGATGAAAGACTCTGCGATTTCGGCACGAAGACCGCTCTCAACAGCAACTTTGTTTTCTTCCATCCACTGTTCTACAACATATGATAGATATCCATCAACCTTTTCGACCAAGTCAGTTTTAACTTGTTCTACTTCTTCTGAAAGTTCAGTTGTGTACTGCTCTTCCAAACGGTCGATCTCTTCAGATAATTTAGACTTAACAGCTGCTTCAAAAATGATAGCTGCACGGTCTTTAAATTCTTCTGAAAGGTTAGTATCTTCAGAAACAAGTGCGTTCAAGTCTTCTTTAAAGTCGACTTTGATTTCTACTTGGGTATCTTCTTCTACAACTGCTTGTTCAGCAATCGCATCTTCAGAAACTTCTTCGGATTCTTCTTGGACATTCACCAATGTGTCATAGATTGAAGATAATTCTTCTTTGGTCATCTGTGACATTGCTTTGTAAGATGCGTTAATTAGACCTGCTTTGGTCTTAGGTGCGACAGCTTTCTTAGAGGCAGACTTCTTTATAGAAGCAATTGTCTCGTCGTTTGCTTTATCACCATTAACTTCTTTTTCAGCATCTGCTGCTTCATCCAGTTCAGCATTAGTTTCGGCGTCTACAGTTTCCTCATCAGAAACTTCAACGTCCTCCACAATTTGCTCATCCTGGAGTTCTTCAACATTAATGTCTTCAGCGACTAGGTCAAGTTTTTGACCCTTTTGTTTCTCTGACATTAGCATACTCCTATAAGGTTAAAGTTTTGAGAGGAAATCTTGGAACACCTGTAACTTTGCTTCGGAAAGCTTAGCACTTGATGCACTCTTAATTTCTGTCTCATATTTTTCAATTTGCTGTGGTTTTAACATACCGTTTTCCCATATCCACTCGACACCTTCCATGATTCCATTAACAAATGCTTCATGAGCGGAAGGATCTTGCACAATATCAACAGTGGACAACATAAAGTCATCCTGGACGTACATGACGCCATTCTTTTCCACTAGACTACCCATACCACGACTTGAGACACCCAACTGAACACCACCTTCAAGAAGACCTTGTACGATCTTACCCATAGGAGTATTAAGAATGGATGCCTTTCCTACTACATCATTTCCTTCAAAACGAAGGTCTGTGATGCGGTGCGAAACTTTATCTAAGTTAATTGTAGGACCTTCTGGGTGATTTAACTCACCAACAGCACGTCCTGTTTTAACTTGATCGGTTATATATTTATTTACTGCACCTTCCATGATGCGCTTCTCATATACACGACCATTTCGGTTAGCTTTTTCTGCTTGCATGAAAATGCCTTCAATGACGTAACCCTTAGTTCCGTCCTTCTTGGCTTCTGTAAGCACTGCTAACTTCTTATCGATATGCTCTGTAATGAGTTTCATATATACCTTTTATTTATTCTTCTGCTACTTCATCGCCATCTAATGCGATTTCTTCGGTAGCATTGTTATATACCTGAGATGCGATCTCAATACGACGATCTTCAATTGCATCTGACATTCTACTAGACAATGCAGAATCGAATTCTGTTTTTGCCGTAGAGTAATCTTGATCTGCAAGTGCATCAATCATTGCTCTAATGTTTTCGTTACTCATAATGTAATCTCCAATATACTTTACTGTAATTATATTTATACAAATTGAAATCTTGACTTATCGGTCAAGATTAACTTCTTCTGCATCAGGTGCGTTAGGTTCTGGAGGAGTTTCTGATTGACCCATGTCAACTTCCTCCGGATCCTCATTATCTTTCTCTTCTGCCATCTGCTCATCCATTGCCTTAATATCATCATCATTCATGCGAAGAATATTTTTCTTAACCCATTCACGGGAGAAGTATGTGCCAATATAGTTTTCCATCTGTTGCAGCGTGTTTAGGCGTTCGCGCAACATTTCAGATTCTTTCAGTTCAGTAAAATGGTTATCTTTTAAGAAGTCTACTGTGATCTGCTCTTTAATTTCGTCCCAGTCTTCTTTATTGATAACACCCTTTAGAATCAACTGTGTACGCAACAACTCCATAAACAATTGCGAGAAGCGCTTGCGTAGTCTATCAATAAACTTCTGAAATTTCAACTCATCGCGACTAATCTCGCTAGATCTACCCAAAGAGAATGACCCTTCTGACTCTAAACGGTTTGTGGGTACATTCAATGATTTATATAGTTTCTTTTGAAAGAATATAATATCATCAATCTGACCCAAGTTCTCACCGCCTGGGAGAGTGGTGATCTCTGTGCCTCTACCGCCTTCGCGCCGCGGCAGCCAGAAGTCTTCTAGCATAGACATGTGTTTACGATCGTCCTTGATCTCACCAGTGTTTGCATCGTATACAAGTTTGTTCTTGTACTGTGCCATAACCGATCGTAGATATTCTTCTGCCTTACCCTTTGGTAAGTTACCCACGTCAATATAAAAAATCCTGCGCTCGGGTGCTCTTGATAGTCGGTAAATAACCAACGAGTCTTCCATCATGCGCAACTGGTTAACTGGTTTAAGTGCTTTGTGTAGGTGCGACAGTACCCGTTTTCTGCTAGAATCTAGTAATCCACTTGTTACATAACAGATAGCATCTTTGCTAATCTTCAACCCCTGATTACTCTTACCTAGTGCTTGGTCTTGGTAGATGAAGTATTCTTCTACACCACCAATTAAATTATTACCAGTAGCAAGGTCTTTTTTATCTTTTTTTATTTCACGCACTTTGCGAATTTTTGTAGGTTCGACTGGTCGTAGTTCCAGGATACCTTTCTTTGGCGACTTCTCGTCAATGATCATGTGGTAGTACAATCTACCATCAACATACCACTTACGGAAAATCTCATGGCCAGAGCTATTAAAGTTCAGTAATGATGACACCTCATCAAATGAATCTTTAATAAGTTTTTTAACTTTATCTGGTTGCTCTAGATCATCTGTGATAATGTCCACTGGAGTAGAATCTTCATCAGATATAATTGATTCGTTAACAATGTCTTCCACGGCAGAATCACATTCTGAGTGCTCGACAATTTGTCTATATTTTAGAATTAGTTCAGCATCACTTCTACTAGAAGTTCCATCAATATCAACATAAGAACCATAGTAACCACCAGATGTGACTACACCTGCACCATCATCAGTCTCTTTAGGGACAAACGATACTTTCTTTGCTTCTTCCGCTTCTTCGGACTTACGCTTTATTTGAAAACCAAATAGTTCCATAATTTTTCCTGATATCTCATATTCAATAAAAATGGGGAGGGATTTCTCCCAACCCCATGTATTTACTTATACAACATTTTTAGCTGGTTGTATTAGACTCCCAGTATGTAACTTGGAATTCAACAGTGAACTCTTCAATCTGATCATTACTTTCGTAAGAAAGTTCGATTGCAGAGATGTTTGAAGGCCATACACTGCGGAAGTTGTATGTCTTAGTGGTATCGCCAGCCTTATTCAACTGCTCTACCGACATGTCCGCGACATAATCCAATGGGTTTGCGAGACCGGTATTCTGGGAGTGAGAATTAATACCATTCATCCAACGCTCCATTGCATTGCGGACTTCCATACCACTATCGTTAATGATAGTAACTGACCAAGGTTCGAATGTGCGATCTCCCGCGATCTGAACCTGTCTACCTCTAAAAGGAACTACAACCGGAGCGATTATAGATCCTGGTAGTTGTGCTGCCTTACACATGAACGATGTTAATTCAACATTACCACCAGCGTATGCTGGAAAGTTTAAAGTTGCTTTGAAAAGGTTAGGTCTTGCTCCGCCGCCAATTAATTTAGCTTTGAAATCATCTACGCCTAAAGTTGCCATTTTTATTTACTCCTATAATACTATTAAGCGCCAACGATCTCGGCGAAATCTACGCCAGTTCGAGTAGCAATGAAATTCAACGAGATAAAGTTGATAGAACGCGCAGGTTTGATGTAGATGTCTGCAACAAACTCGTTTCTATCGATAACTTGACCTGTGTTGTTTGTAGTATCACATACGACTCTAAAGTCAGTAATACCACGACGACCCTTGATATCACGCAAGAATGGTTCTACCATGTTCCTGAACATCGCACGAGTGAACTCATCGTTGAATTCAAACAATTGGTACTTAGATGCTGTGGCAATTGCCTTTTCCAGGATGATAAACAGTCTACGCACATTGATTCTATCAAACGCACTTGGCTTGCTCAACATTGTCTTGTCGCCGAATAGGATAGTTCCTTCTCCTGGGAAAGACACAATTGGGTTAATACGCGCTTTGTATAGTGTGTCGCGGTCTGCTTTCTTAGGGTTGAACGCAACCTTAGTCACCCCGAGCAATTGCCCACGGTTATATCCAGCAGGAGAGAACCATGCATCTGCTTGAGCATCTGTCTTAGCACACAGACCAGCAGTATGACCACACGCAGGAATCCAACGGTATACATCTTTGTACTTATCGTATACTTTAAGTGCAGTCGAGTCGATCACTGCATAAGAAGTTGATATTAATTGATCAGCAAAAACTGTAACATCGTTAGCAGGAGTTAATGTTCCTACTGTGCTTGCGATAGGAGGAGATACGAACAATAACACATCTTTACGAGCTTCTGCAAGCGCGATTAGATTATTTACCAGAGTCACGCCATCTTGACCAGAAGGTGTTGGTCCGGCAATTAACAAGTTTACATCAACAGTTTCTGCATCAGCAAATTGTTCAAACGCAGTGTATATTTCGCCAACTGTCGGTGTATTATCATCGATAGCACCAGATAAACTGTTAGAAATTACAGAAGTACCTGTTACGAAAGTAGAAGTATCTGAAGCAGCATCGCCTGCAGTTGTCAATGCACTTGAATGATCCATAAACCAAATATACTGTGAACTTCCGTTGATGACGTCAACATAGTAACTTGAAGTTCCATCAGAACTTCTAGCATCAGATGCTTGGGAAACTAGGGCAAACTTCTCTAACACTGTACCAGGAGTGCCTGTCCATGCGCCGTCTTCATCGATAACTACGACATGCATTTCGTCATTAGAAGACGATAGTGTAGATGCGTATGTAGATGTATCTGGGCGTTGGTCAAATAAACCAGCATGTTCGAATGCTGCCCATGCAGTTGCGTCAGCAGGACAAATTTCAACCTTTAAAGAATTGCCCAATGTGCCTGGATATTTTGCAGCCCATGCACCGTAACCAGTCTTAGTCACGTCATCGTAGTGGTCCATATTTTTAACTAATACGCCAGTGCCGTTAGTAGTTGCGTTTAGGTGATCAGACTCTGCTCTAACTACTTTAAGTGCGTTGCCGTACTTCAAGAAAGATGCTGCTGTTAAAAAATATGGGAATGTGTTTATGTCGAGGGTTCCGAAGATAGACGCTAGTTCTTTCTCAGAACCAACTGTTCTGATTTCTTCGACCGGACCCCAATTGAATGCACCAACTGTTCCACCAATTGAGGTAGATACTGCTGGTACGACGTTAGTTAAGTCGATTTCTTTAACTTGAACGCCTGGAGATACTTGAAATGCCATGGCTTATTTTCCTTTTGCAAAAGATAATTATGAGTAATCATTATACGGTTTTGTTCATCACTACTTATATTTATACTTTTACATATTTATACAATTAGTTAGTGTCCGAATGTCCCACCAGGCTCAGTTACCCATCTATCACCATTAACTATTTCTACCTCTACATCGTCTTCAGGGTTATGATTGTGTATAATACCAAACGGTAGTAATTGATCTTCAATTGCTTTCATCTTCTCAGCAAACAACAATTCTCTTACATTAATATCCGTCTCGTCTAAGAACATCTGCGTTGTTGCATACCAACCAAATAAAACTAAGTTCATCATCAAGTCATCATGGCCATTTCCATCTGCTTCGTATGAACTACCCTTCGCAACAAATGTAGACATTTCTATAATAGTTTCTGGATCAACTATGTGTAGTTTACCTTGCTCAACCAAGTCTTTAATGTTAGAACATCCTATGCGCTTGATCTTCTTGTTCATAGTAACCCCAATGTCACCCGCCCTTACTACTGAGGACATGAATGTTTCTTCATACTCTAGGTCATAATACAACCCATTACATACAACAGAACCTTGGTCGTTGTTCTCTATTACAACAAATGTCTTGTTATAATAGTTTGCCCATTTATAAATTACATCTGGAAAAAGTAGGGGTGATATCATATTGTCGCGAAATGTTGCGACTTGCTTAAACGGTCTTGCAGTAATGTCAATAACATTGAAGGTAGAATAATCTTGCCCACGACCCTTTGATACGTCTACAAACATTAGGTATTGATGATCCTGTTCTGGTTTGTCGTATACATTAACGCCCGCTTGCTGAAGTATCGCAGTATGTGCTTTTAATGAAAGTAAACAGTCTGCAGAAATTAATGTATTGCCGTTACCAGCGAAAGTATTTCCAAATTCTTGGGCAAACTGCAACTCTGAAGTATTTGCGATAGTCTGACGCTTCCATTCTTCATCACGACCAGGAACATCCCACCAATCTACACGAAAAGATTTAAACTCATTAGTTCCTTGCACAGCACCTTCATACAATTTGTGGAACTGGTTACCAATACCATTCGCAGTAGATGTAATAATAACTCGCGTAGTTTTACCAGATGATACAACTGGATATGTCGAGGTGTAGAAGGCTGTATCATTTTCAACGAAAGCAAACTCATCTAAAAACAATAAGTTGACCGACATTCCACGAATCGATGAACCGGAGGTCGCTGCAGCAACAATCCTAGAGTTATTACTAAACTCAATAGACCTCTTGTTCAGTGCTTTACAACCTGGCTGAAGGAAGAACGGGAGGTTCTCTAATGCTAGTGTTACCCTAGAAAGCATTTCTTGAGAAGTAGACCCCTTGTTTGCTAAGACCGCAATTGTTTGTTCTGGTTTGAATATAGCATGCCATAGGAGATACACCACAGAACTGATAGACTTTCCACTCTGTCGACAAGCAAGAATGATAGAAAACCTATTCTTGTTGAAGTGGTTAAACATCTTCTCTTGGTACGGATACAAATCAAAGTCAACCAAACCCTTGTCCAAGTTGATCACCTTGATGTACTTACACGCAAAGTATGTTGGATCGTTCATACAACGAATATACTCTGACAACTCATGTTGGGTAAACTGTTGTTCTACTCCATCGCGTTTGACGTTAGGGTTTCCGAGGTATCCATAATGATTATTAGTGACCTGCAATGTTAATCCTCTATCGTATCTGCGTCTATTACATTTTGTTTCTGCTGGGCAATAATAAACCGTTGTAGATCTGTAGTAGAACCAACAAATACATTATTTGTAACTGATCCACCTGATGATGTAACTTGCGGAGTATTACTGTTTTGTTCTTTAACGGTTTTAATCTTCTCTACATTGTTATGCAGCACCATTAGTTTATCAGTCATGTCGGAAACGTGTTTAAGCATACCACCAAGAACTTCAAACGCTCGGGGGTGATCGCTTTGTAAAGCAAGTTCCATCATACTGTCTATTGCTAGAGTACCTTTATCAACAAGATCTTTATATTTTTCACGCGAGAACTCATAGTCTGCATCTAGTTCTTGTATAGAAGTGTCTTCCTTTGGAGGAGCAACTACTACATTGCGTTGTACAACCTCAGCGGGAATGTTTTTACTCAATCCCTCTAATAACTTGCTTGATTTTTCACTCATAATATATTCCGATTTATATAAATTGTTCAATCAACCTAGCTGCGTTAGTAGTAGAACCTAATAATGTTTCGTTGATATAAAACTCAGTTCCATCAAAATCGACTAAGTTGATAACTTCAGATATTGGGTTCCATGATAACACCTTTGCTTTAATCTTAGAATTGGCCCCAGTTACGGTTTCCCCAGCAACATAATTAACCAAGTTACCGCCATAAGTTCCAGGAAACAGTCTTAATGATAATACATAAGATACATCAAGGTAGTTGGTGTCTTCTATAATTTCATAATCTTCTGAAGCTTGAGCGCTACTGGGTGAAACCGCAGTAGTTTGCCTCATATAGCGATTATTTGTATTTTCTGTATCGATAGTTCTAACAGAAACTTTCTTAATGACTCCTGTTCTCAAAACAGGACCGTAGAAACGCACTTTCGCGTCAAACGAAAGTGTGTATATTATAGCACGCCTATTCATGAAGTCACCCTCATAATCTTCGGTCATGTCAATACTATTTAGTGTAATAGGTATATCTGTTTTCAATAAGTCAGAGACACCTTCTTTAATAGTAACCGTATATTCTGGTTGAAAATACGGAATGATCTGTTCTATAATCTGAAGCGCATCGTCTTGAGTTTTAGCCATAATACTCAACGACATTGATATATTATATGGAGCATATGTATATAATACACTTTCGTCGACAATGATTCTATTATTCCTATTCAATTTAGATTGTGTGTCATATGTCATGTTTAATATTTCAAACGACATACGAGGTAATTTAATAGCAACCTTTGGTGCTTCTAAGTCTACTTGTTCATCTAACCTAGCAAGGAATTTATCCTTGGGCCCATATGAAAGAGGTACACGCTGTTGAGCACCGTTCTGATGAATAACCTTGATGTCGTTAAACAGAGAACCAAATACTGCTACAAACCTACGAATAGATGAGTGGTAGAAATATTCTCCGACCATTATACTTCCTTACATCCGAATTGAAATCCATATGTAGTTGGGAAGTATATAGTTCCACCATGTTCAACTGAAGTTCCATTATAAAGTCTATATGTAACTTCAACCCCTGCCTCTTGATTATGTTCATCTTCTATTACTACATGATAATTATTATCAATGTTAGAAACTGATACAGCATGCAGGTTTGTAATTGTCGCGCCGATTACTCGTTGGATGATAACGGGTCCGTTCGTTACACCATCCAAAATAATTTGAGGCGCCGCTAACCTAACTTCGCATCTAGGGAATATTTCGCTCGTCACTGTAATAGATACTTCTATCGGAACTGAGTTATATGAAAATACCGTATCAACAAGTGCTTGAACAGAATTAATTCCACCATATGCTACATTGAACCTATCATGAGCACCAGAATTTTCTACATACAGTTCGTCGAAGTTTTGGTTAACTTTAATAAATGCGTCTCGCAATAGGTCTCCAGTGCCGTCGTTAGAAACACTTCCGGTAAATATAGTTTGTTTAGCCATTATATATCCTTAAAAAATTGTTTTGTCTGATGTTATCAGGACGCTATCTACTGTGATACTTGTAGAGTTAACTGTAAATGCTCCAGATATAGAATTAGATTCTATATTATCTGGTATACTAAAGTATCTTCCGTCGTTTGGATCACCAAACGGGTTAACCTCACTGAAGTCCATGATACCATCCGCTTCTATTTCGAATTCTTGGTTTTGAGCAGAGTTCTGTGGGAATGTAAAGTTCACGTCAGTATCATTAATATCATATATTCTATCAATCAACCAACTAGATAAACTTGCCTGACCAACTATTCTAAAGTTATTCAGTATATCGTGCCATTCACCATCGCTAGAAGTTATATTACTTAACCAAACGATTCTCTTGGCAGGATCCTCACTGTCAACAACTACATTGGTGATTTCAGCATTTATAAAGATTCCGTCTGCAACGCCTTGAACTATTTGCTCACCCACGAGAAGTTCCGAATCATCATATGGTAACGCGACTCTAATAACTGTTGATACTGCACTATATGTTTGAACAGCATCGACGTCAGGATTTCCTGTGTCAAAGATCTCATTACTGTATTCAAACAATTCACATTGCAGTTTGAATACCACGAGGTTATTCAGTTGATAAAACGGTTGCTGATGTTCTACGAATTTAATTTCAAAGAACGATTTAGATAGTGGATAGTAAATAATATCGCCTTCAAGTGGGCGAATACTATTAACCTCGTTATTGAAAATTCCAACAAAGCGTTCCCAACTTCTTCTAGCAACAATGAATGTTGCTTGGTCGCGTATCTCCAGACCAAACTTAGACATCAAAGTTTGGTCTCCCTCGAAACCACCATTGTTCTCAATATACATCTCAACCGCATACGAGTCGTAGAATCCAGATGTTACATCGTTTAAAATATTATCACGGACTGATCTTCTGGGAACATATGTAACATCGTTCCCATAAATCTTCAACGACTCTACTACAATGTCTTCATATAGTGACTGCTCACTTTTAGTTCCATTACCAAAATAAACACTTGTTGGCATTGGGTCTCCTTAACCAACAAAGAACATTGGAGGCGTTTCGTAACTAAGCTGCATCTGCTCTCTAATTTGTTCTATCTCTGTGGTAGCATCATCAAATATTTGACGAGCATTGATGGTAACCCCGCCTGGAAGTTGCATTCCGTCGAACTTGATTAAGTTAGTTCCCCACTGTTGTTTGATAAGTGCTGTTGCATATTTTTTTAGAAACATGTCATCATATACATCTGAGAACAAAGCGGGTTCTATAATTTGATAACCTTCCACTACAATATACTCACCAACTTCAATTTCGTTCCAGTCTATGCGTAGGAACAATCTATTTGCGTTTCTATTAAAAGAGGTGATCTCCATACCAGAACCGGATATTACAGTATCGATCATAGACATGTACTGCATCGTTTGCACATAGTTTGTCATAGAACCCATGTAGTTCAAGTTATATAAGTCGTTCAGGTACATCTGGTACTTGGCGCTAAACATACTACTTGATGACAATGCGCTTGCAACAGGCAGAATACGAGTTACATAGATAGTAGAATCTGTAACTGGAATCCATCCATTCTCTTTGTCCATCGTAGTTATTTGGTGTTTAAGGTATACCTTTGCTACTGCATCACTGTGGTACTCTTGATAGAACTGCATCGCATCGTCAATGCGATCTTCTACCTGATCTTCATCAACGTTGATCTCGATGACCGGAGCACCTAGTCTACGAAAGCAGTAGTCGATAAGGGTTTCTCTTGAATTAGGGCGTGCCATGTGAATTAACCTTGTTGTTTACTTAGGAATGAATTCAGCATCCATCCGTGTTTTTTATGAGCGCTAATTCTTTGAGCAAGTAAGTCGCTGACATCAAATGTTTTATCTAACTCTGAGACTTCGTATGCTTCATTTAACGATTGAATAACTAATTCATTGTCGGTAATAAGCGTTGAGAACATTACCTGACCATTAGAAACATCTTCTACACTATCTTCGACATATGATAGTTCCATAAACTCTGAAAGTGATCCAGGAGCAAACTCCCCAAGTGTGCGAATTGCTTCTGCAATAGGGTCGATAGCAGCAAATGTTTCTTCCCACAGATCTCCAAGGAACTCATGTTGTTGAGCAAAGTCTGACCCCATAACATTCCAGTGGAACTTATGTGCTTTGAGATAAAATGTGAATGTAGTTGCAAGAACAACTTTTAAATTTTGAGCGACCATCATACTGACTCCATATAAAATAGCACTAGTGTTTATTACTAGTACTATTTATACATTTTATGAAGTTCTTTATACGGGTTACTCTTCTGGAAATTCTACTTCAATCCAAGACAAAGCTTCTTCTTCCCATGAATATACCTTACCATCGTCTGGATATGGAGTAGGTGCGTTCCATAAGCAAGTTTCTTCATCTAATACCCATGATGAATAAGGTTTTGGTGGAATGAAAGCATCTCTTGTAGAATCGTATGCATAACCAACACCGGCGTAATTCTTACGCAATGGAGTGCCGCCTTGAGTGTGTTGACCACCATGTGTATTATATGATGTCTGGATCCATTCACCTGGAGATGTATCCACGAATGTGTTAAAAAATTCTGGTTCAGCAACAATTACTCGCTCTACGATACCGTTGTTTATTTTTGCAAAATGTGCCATTTTTATTTTCCTATTAATTTTTAAATTGCGTAACGAATGATTACAATACCAGAGCCACCATTAGCAGCAGCTTGGTTATCCTGAGAACCACCATTTACTGAAGCACCTCCTACACCACCGCCAGTGTTTGCAGCACCAGCATCGCCAGCAAGATATACCTGTGAACTTGCTCTAGCACCATTACCACCGCCACCTAGTCCTCCAGTTCCAGCGGTTTTCCCGCCTTCAGTCCAAGGGGCTGCGCCGCCGGCACCGCCACCTGCGTAGTAAGTACCGAGTGATTTCCAGTTAATTCCTACTCCACCGTTGCCCGCAACACCACTAGAGCCGCTACCACTGCCATCACCACCCGCGCCACCAGCTCCGCCCCCGCCTCCGCCAACACGAGTAGTACCATTGATACCTGTGCCTCCTGCATTTCCTTGCCCTGATGTGCCAGCAGCGCCTGCGGTTGGTGCGTATCCACCTCCACCTCCGGATCCTCCAGACGCCGCAGCCCAGCCATTGTAACTCGCGCCACGACCGCCACCTATTGCTGTTTGCCCAAATGCGGTTGAATTATCGCCGTTTGACCCGTTTCCAGCGCCGCTTGCGCCAGCACCACCAGCGCCAATTACAATAGGGTATGTTTGCGCTGTTGCTGTAATTGACGAATCTACCACCCCTCCAGCGCCTCCGCCACCTGAGCCAGTAACGGCCCCGCCAGCACGATGACTTCCGCCGCCAGCAACAATTAAATATTCAACTACAGTGCCACCACTCAGGACACTAAAAGTACCAGATGATGTAAACGTGTGGTATTTGTATCCACCAGCGACCGCGATCGTTCCGCCATCAGCCGAAACAACGTCGGACACCGCCAGCCACTGACCTGAGCGGTACTCCTCAAGGTAATTTAAATCCGTGTTGAAGCGAACCATACCAACAACAGGCGACACTGGTCTTTGTGCAGTTGTGCCTGCTGGTAATGTTGCTGCACCAGTTGGGGAATCAATACCAACACCACTAAACGCTGGAGCATTTAATATAGACCATTGTGTACCATCCCACACATATAGGCTACCATTTTCTGATACGAATGCTTGATCTCCCTCGGAATTGTCTGTAGTTGGTAGAGATGCTAGTTCTGCATATACTTCTACTCCGACAGAACCCTCTACCGTAGGAATTACTACATCAACTGACCCCCACGCGCCCGTGGTTGTAGAATATATGTATGAACGACCATAGCGTTCGAACACTTGATCATTTACTGGGGATGATGGGTATGTCATTTTGTGTTATCCTGTTTTATCTATTTATGGTGCAGTGAAGATATATGCCGCGCCAGCACTAGCGCCGCCGGTGCTTTCAGCAAATGCAGCAACAACCACTGTATCACCATCAATTGCAACTGAATTGCCAAATTGATCAGTTCTTTGTGCATCTGATGCTTGTATCTTTGCTTGTTCTGTCCAAGTAGTACCTGATCGGGTGAAAACATAAGCAGCTCCAGCAGAGAGACCACCAGTGTCTTCGAGTCTAGCACCAACAATTACTGTATCTCCAGATATAGAAACTGATGCCCCAAATTCATCATTTGTTTCTATATCAGATGCTTGTATTTTTTGTTGTTGTGTCCATGTGGTGCCTGATCGGGTGAAAACATAAGCAGCTCCAGCATTAGAACCACCAGTGTCTTCATATCGTGCACCAACAACTACTGTCTCGCCAGATATAGCAACTGACTGACCAAATTGATCATTTGCTTCTGGATCAGACGCTTGTATCTTCTGTTGTTCTGTCCAAGTAGTTCCAGAGCGGGTGAAAACATAAGCAGCTCCAGCATTAGATGCACCAGTGTCTTCATTGTATGCGCCAACAACTACTGTATCTCCAGATATAGCAACTGACCAACCAAACCAATCATCTGCTTGTGCATCAGATGCTTGTATCTTCTGTTGCTGTGTCCATGTAGTACCAGATCTGGTGAAAACATAAGCAGCACCAGTACCAGCACCACCAGTGTCTTCATACCACGCACCAACGACTACTGTATCGCCAGATATAGAAACTGAGTATCCAAAGAAATCACCTGCTTCTATATCAGATGCTTGTATTTTTTGTTGTTGTGTCCATGTAGTACCAGATCGTGTGAAGATATATGCGGAACCAGCATTACTACCAC